GGACTAGGTACTATTATTCTTCGTGATGGGGATGAGTGGTATGATTGTGAATGGGAAAAGGGTATAGAAATACGGGCCCGAAAGTTTGTGGGGGGCTCTGAAACCACCCCCCAGTTTGTGGTCTATTGAACTCTGACCTTAACTTCCTTACATTCACCGTTAAGAATTTTCTGGATATTCACCCAACCACGACAAGATGAGGTGTCACTTACATAAAACTTAGCATTACGATTAATGCCTGGAAATCTCTTACCGAAATCATCTAAAGAAGTATCACCAATATCTCTCCAAGAATTATCCATGTAAACCCTAGGTTCTCGACTACGTTCAATTTCTCTCTTAGAACGATTAACTAATCGAGTGTTTCTTTCATTTTGACGTATTTCTGACGCAGAAAGAACACGATTCTGACGCTTAACTCGTCTAAGAGCTCTAGCTATCCGATCATAAGTAGCATCAGGGCCAACTGTAATACCAGTACCAATTATAGCTTTTGCAAGAGTATAATCCTGACAACTAAACTTAGGTGGATTGGACATAACAACCGTTCCAGGCCTCACTGTATCCGAACAGGTTACAGTAATAGACTTTGGCATTGGAACCGTAACCTTCCTATCCTCAGCCATTGCAGTTGATGTTAATAGAATTACTGCACATGCAGCGGTTAAAGTTTTATGATACATCTGTGTATCCTCCAGCTGCAGATACCACTTCAGTACCATCTTCAGCAAGTTTTTGGAAGTATGACATTGTGTCTTCTTCCCCATCATCTGTCACCGTAACTTTAGGAGCAGGCTCCTCTTTTGTATCTACAGTAACAGTCTCTTCTGGTTCATCATTCATCACATCTGTTACGTTACCCACAACAGTTGTACCAGCAAGAACGGTATTCAGACGAGTCTTTAACTCATCATAGGATTTAAAGTTAGTATTAGCAGTAAACTCTTTAAGAGAATACTGTTTCTTCCAAACTTCTTCAAGTTTGTCATCATTATCAAACAATTCTGATGAGTCTTCAAACTCTGATTTATCATAGTTCCAATAACCATCTACCTTACGAATCTTCAACTTGAAGTTTGCACCTGACCAAAAATCAAACGGATTAACTGGAGTTGCATCTGGAAATGCGGGCTGCATAGCATCCATGATCTTATCAAAGATTTTCTTACCGAAACGAAACAAGAATACCTTACCCTCGTTCTCAGGATGTTTGGCATCTGACACCACATAGATGTTAGAAAAGTATTGCAACTTCCTTTTCTGTTTCCGAGCAATTTCCTTATCGGACTCTACACCAGAATTCCAGTAAGCTGAATTCATTTCAGATACAGGGTCTTTCTGATTGAGGGTTGTAAGAGAATTCTCAATATACCACTGACCAGTAGGGCCTTGAAACGCATGGTTCCAGACCTTTGCCCAAGGTAAATCTTCATCCTTTACTGCCGGAAGAAAACGAATGACTGCATAACCATTACCAGTTTTATCCAGTTCTGGTTTCCACAACCGTTCATCAACGTATGATTTCTTTTCCAGAGGGGCAGTTTCTTTCTCGGCTGCACCGAGCAGTTTGTCCAATGAATTTTGTTTCTTTAATGCATTTAACGACATATGTATCTCCTTATATTTTCGTATGTTTACGTATGTTTAAATTATCTGTAGTGTATCACAAAGATCGTCTTTTGTCAAGTAACTTAGGTTAGGATAATGAAATTTTTCTTTCAGTTGACAATCTACCCAATAAAATTCTACGTGTTTAAATTCTAAAAAAGTAGCCTTCATTTGTTCAACCCAGTTAACAGGATTAAATCCTTTAGAGTCAGCTGGAAGATAATTATCAGTACCCTTGTAGATGTTATTTAGGGGTTTGTCATATTCGCTCAAATCAAACCCAACAAAGTATATCTCTCTTGCTCCATTCTGGCCTGCAAGATGTAAAGCAGAAGTACCAGTAGACCATCCTCTAGGAAAATCAAAATCTAAAACACTGTCTCCTTCTTTTACGTTTGTTATCCAAACACCAGTATCTTTTTCCATCTTCTGAACTAAATCAGGCCCATCCAAATGAGGATTCATTTTGAGTGCTTCTTTAACTTTCTCTTGTACTAGAAGAGGGTCTTTACCTCGTACAACACAACTTTCTGCACCCTTCTCTTTATGGATATGTACTAAATCTTTTGGAATATCAAATCCTAATAGAAAAGTATCTCCTATTTCAACAGGAAGTTTACTCCAATCCATAAAAAAACAATTATTGTCTTGTGCATATCCTGAGGCATAAATTTCTTGTTGCATAGCTGGATCGGTTGCAACCAAATTATCTACTGAACCATCACGATAAATTGCATTACAACCCCATATGTTAACCCCACCTTTTGTGATTGTTTGATGACAAGGTTTAAACCATGACCTAGATTCACCATTCCCCAAAACCAAACAAGAACTTGCTATCCAAGAAGGAACGAACATAACGTCATCAATATGATGGTCTATTGTCGTTTCCAACACTACTTTTCTTCTGTACTAATTTTTAATACTGCTTCTTGTGTTTGAGAGGGATTTTGTCTACAACCAATTTCATCAAGAGATACTTTCCATCCCTCTGCAAGCATACCTTCTACTGTGGAAAGTCCTCTATCCTTAATGACACCACTCCAAGAATGAATAAAGTCCCTACATTCCGTTTGCGTATCAAAATGTCGGGACAAGACATGAACCCTTTCATCCCTTATTTCTCCATCGGGGCCTGTTATTGTAAATGCTAACAGAAGCATAAATGTCTTAATCATGTATTCTTCCTTTCAATTCCTCCACCCTACTTCGTAATACACTAACTGCTGTTCGTAAATTACCAGAGTTATGATCTTCATATCTACTCTCAAGAACTGCAACTTCTTCCATCAATACAACTATTTTTTCAACTGTTACTGTATTAAACTCATTACTATATTCTTTACTCATCCAATTGGCCTATCTTTCCAATTACCGTGTTTTCGATCACTGAACTTTCCTGCTCGATTAACTGGACGATAACCCTTCGGCCATTGTGGCTGCCGTGTTGCAAGTTTCTTAACTCTAGCTTTCAATTCTTCATTCTCAACAGTCATTTCAGCTAGGGTAAATTGTAAATCCTTAACTTGTTTAACCAGTTCTGCCTCAGTCATGTGACGACTCCTCAATAAGATTTAATAGCTTCATTTTATACTTGTTTACATCAATTGTCAAGAACCTTTTATAATTTTTCATTAATTTTCTTAAATCAGGCCAGACAACATCATCTTTTAATTTCTCATCCCACTTATCAGAATATTCAACTAACATATCCAAAATAATCATTGTCTCCAAGGATATCCTTTTTCCAAGATATTCTTTTAACAAGATAGGATGGTTGTGACCATCCACTTCAAATATGGGATTAAATTTGTTTATAAAGGGATACATCTCTACAGCAAACATATCAAAGAATCCTTGTCTTCTTAATTTCCAAGAATCATAATTCTCATCACTAAAATTAGCAACATATCCTTTTGTATCGTTTATGAAATTTGCTACGAAATAGTCTTTAGGATTGTCATACTTTTTAGACAGTTTGACAAAGAAATGCCTATCCTTCCGTTTCCAAAAGGAATCCCTTGAAACTTTTGTCTTTCCATCATATTTAATGAAGTCATAATTACCTTTACTGAAATGTGCTTTCATAGCACAATACATCAGGTATATATCAATCGGTTCCATTCTTTGGCATCTTCAATTTATAATAAATATAGGGTTCACCGCAAGGTACTGCCGCCTTGCCTTCCTCATGTGTCATACATTGTAACGGAAGTGATTTGGCTGTTGGATCAAGAGCAGATTTACCAACATAATTCCATTCTGCACCTTTTGCTTTATCTATTGCAGCTTTATCAAAAAATTCTTTATTACCTGTCATAAAAAGTACTGCTATTAGAACTAAAAACCCTGCAAACATATCTTTTCCTAATCCTTAAATTTACCATCTTTAATTAGATGCTTTAGTCTATGTCGAAATACTACAAAAAATAATCTAAACAGATTGTCCGCTTTATATGTTCCATTAGGAACTTTCAATTCATACATCATATTGGTAACTGTGCTTGTCTTGGTAGAAAGTTTAATTCTCTCGCATTAGCTTCAATCTTTTCTTTAAGGCCCTTAGAAATAAGAGAACCCAAACCATCAGGTTCGAGTCCTTCTTTTTCACAATACCATAAAACTGCTTCCATGTGAGTTATTCTTTTATTCTTTACAATATC